TACAGGCTGTTCGAAACAGGCGGGTATTAGAACCGCCGTCCAGCGCCCATTTATAGGGGTTTGTGAGGCCTTCTACGGGCTGTTTTGCTCCTGCCAGGACCAGCTCGAGCCCAGATACACCCACCATATCTTGTGTTGCTGAATAACGGTCGTTTTCCAGGACTACATGTAGTGGCATCAGGTGCTTGTTGCTACCAGATGTATGTCCATGACAGCGCGCAGCCGGGCTGGGCAGCAGCCGATGGGTCTTGAGATGTGAGAAAAGGTTGCCCCGCACATGTTTCAATTAAAAAATTCCATCGCCAAAAAATCCTGCCCAACACAAATATACCAGTATATGCAATGAGTTAACCATGAAAGGCAGGTGATGCGACATACCTCCGTATGAACCCGGACGCGCCATAAGACGCTGCCCCCGCTGTCCTGACTTGACGGCGGGGGCGCTTTGGTGAAAGGTGCGTTTGATTGTCGAGACCAAGCCCAGGCATGGCAGCGAGTGGCCTCGCCAGCGGTGCACCGTTCAAGGCCACCCAGCGGGTGAAAAGCCCGCACATTTCCTTCGGGGCATCCCATGAAACCGCTGGCGATCGACCTGTTCTGTGGGCTTGGCGGCTGGGCAGAGGGGCTGCTGGCCGAGGGCTATGAGGTGGTCGGCTTCGACATCGAGCGGCATGTCTACGGCGAGCACCGCTACCCCGCGCAGTTGGTGCTCCAGGACGTTCTGACCCTGCACGGCAGCCAGTTCAAGGATGCCGCCCTCATCGTGGCCAGCCCTCCGTGCCAGGCCTACAGCTATCGAGCCATGCCGTGGAAGCGGGCAAAGGCGCTGCCGCCGCCGGACAACACGCTGTTCGAGACGTGCTTTCGCATCCAGCTCGAGGCGATCGCGGCGGCCGGCCGGCACATCCCGCTGGTGGTCGAGAACGTCCGGGGGGCGCAGAAGTGGGTGGGGCGAGCTCGCTGGAACTTCGGCTCGTTCTATCTGTGGGGCGATGTGCCGGCCCTGATGCCGGTGACGTTCAAGGGGTCAAAGGTTCCGGGCTTCCGATTCGATGGCAGCGGCGCGAGCTTTCAAACGGCATCGGTCGGCATCAACCTCTCAGAAATCGGCTTCAACGTCGCCAATGCACGCGAGTTCGGCCACATGGTCGAGGGCGCGGAATACCGGCGCACCGCAGACGACAAGCGCCAGCACATCGGCAAAGCCCGCAAGTTCGCCAGCGCCATGATAGCCAAGATACCTCAGCCGCTGGCCCGGCATATCGGCCGCACCTACGCATAACCCACGTTTCTCTTGACACCCTCTCCTGGGGCGGTAAGGTACGTTATCGACAGGGAGGACTTCCATGGATCAGGTCATTGAATTTCAGGAGCGGCTGACGCTCGAGCAGCAGTTCATGCTGGTGGCGATCGCGCATGAGACGAAGGACGAGGCTGTGAAGGCGGCGGCTCTGGAGTTGCTGGCTACATTGCACCCGCCGAAGAAACCAATGGGCGTCTACATGCCGGGCACCGGGTATCATTCGTTCAGGGACAAAGACTTCGGCCCCGAGACGGGCAAGTAGCCATGACCCTCGTCGCCTACGCCCGCGTCAGCACGGCCGATCAGGATCCGCAGTTGCAGTTGGATGCCCTGGCTGCGGCCGGCTGTGACAAGATGTTCGTCGAGAAGGGCTCTGGGGCCGATCGGGACCGGCCGGCGCTGGCCAAGTGCATGGCTTTCCTGCGCAAGGGCGACGTACTCCTTTTTTGGAAGCTCGATCGGCTGGCCCGCTCTGTCGTGCACCTGGGTCAGATCGCGGAGGACTGCGAGAAGCGCGGCGTGGGGCTGCGCTGCCTGACCCAGCCGATAGACACGACGAGCAGTACTGGAAGATTGATGTTCTCGATCCTGGCCAGCTTTGCCGAGTTCGAGCGCGACATCATCCGCGAGCGCACCCTGGCCGGTCTGGCGGCGGCACGGGCGCAGGGACGGATCGGGGGGCGGCCGCGGAAGGTGAAGGAGGCATCCCCATGAGCAATCTTCATCCGGTCCATTTTTCGTTGCATGGGAAGCAAAGACTCCCACTGAACATGGGTCGTGTGCGTTTAGACCCGGCCATGAAGACGGACATGGCCGCCGTGGCCATTTCCATATTCATCGATTGCGTGAATGTAGCAGTTCCGTTTCAAGACGCCCTGCTCGCCGTCTACTTAAGCGGGCTGCAACATGGCCAAGCATTGGCCAAGGAGATCGATGATGCACCCCACGACTTATGAATATCTTAAGCCAACCGAATCTCAGATTGAGCAGATGGCGAAGGTCCGTGCTGCCGCCAAGGCTTACAACGATGTTCTGGACGATGTTTTGCCCGATGGTCCCGATAAGACCTTTGTGATTCGCGCTCATCGATCCAATGCCATGTGGGCGAACGTTGCCATTACTCGCCTGCCGGACGGCACACCGCGCACATGACCCGCCTCCTGATCATCATCGAATGGATGCGGTCGTGGTGGGAGCGGCGGCGGTGACGACCGCGTTCGTCCCGATCGCGTCGACCCCGGCCGCGCCGGAGCCGGAGAAGTTCGAGCTCAAGTTCACCAAGGTTGCGCCGTTCCCGCGTGATCGTTTCCTGTCGTTCATCTCCAAGTGCAAGGTGCAGTCGAAGGACTACGGTCTGATCCCGTTCAAGATGCTGGGCTCGCAGCGGTATATCCTTGAGGAGATTTGTGCCGGCCTCGCCGAAGGGATTACCACATTCTACATCTTGAAGGCGCGGCAGCTCGGCTCATCTACGTTCTTCTTGTTGTTGGACGTGTTCTGGTCGATGGAGCACAAGGGCCTGCTCGGCGTGTTCCTCACACATAAGGAGGAATCGAGGGATGATTTCCGCGCGGCCATTGAGGTCTTTTTTGCAGAAACGCCGAAGGGCTTTCTCGTTAAATACGTCCGCCACAATCGCAATCTGCTTATACTCAAGAACGGATCGAAATTCCGCTATCTCATCGCTGGAACGTCGGAGAATAGAAAAGGCGGGTTGGGTCGATCTGGCTCGGCTAATTTCGTCCATTCGACTGAAACCGCGTTCTATGGCAATGGCGACGACCTTAATGAATTTCGGTCGCAGACAAGTTCACTATACCCTCATCGACTTCAAATCTACGAAACGACCGCGAACGGCTTCAACTGGTTCTCGGACGAATGGGATTTGGCGGTCAAGGACCCGACCAAGCGGGCGATATTCGTCGGCTGGTGGCGGGATGAAAGGAACCAACTACCCATCGACCATCCCTTCTTTGCCAAGTACATGCACGATGGCCTATCGTCTACGCTCTCCGCATTGGAACGAAAGAGAATTCGAGAGGTACGCGAAGCGTATGATTTCGAAATATCGCTTCAGCAGGTCGCATGGTATCGCTGGCATCTGGAATCGGAAAAGGCTGGGGATCAGTCGCTCATGGATCAGGAATATCCTTGGACGACCGATGACGCCTTTCAGGCGACCGGCTCTCAGTTCTTTACCGCGGAGGCCTTGACCACCTGCACGCGCGAGGCCCGCAAGCATCCGTTCCAGGTGTATCGGTATAAGCTCGGCACCAAGTTCGAGGACACGGTTCTGCAGCAGACACGCGACACCCGCTCGCCCCTGCGCATCTGGGAGGAAGCATCGAAGTTCGGATACTACGCGCTCGGCTGCGACCCGGCCTATGGCTCATCGGACGAAGCCGACCGCACCTGTATCTCGATCTGGCGCTGTTTCTCCGACGCCATGGTGCAGGTGGCCGAGTTCTGCTCCACCGAGCCGTCGACCTACCAATGCGCCTGGGTGCTTGCGCATCTGGCCGGCTATTACGGTCTCACTTACATCATGCCGGTCCTGGAAATCACCGGGCCGGGGCAGTCCGTGTTCGATGAGTTGCAGAAGGTCCATAAGCACGCTTCCGAAATCAAGGCGAACGAGGACTATGCCGGCATCCGCAACATTCTCGCCAACATGCGGCATTTCATGTACAAAAGAATCGACTCGTTGTCCGGCGGTCTGGTCTACCAGTGGCGCACATCCCACGAATTGAAGACGCGGATGATGAACTCCTATAAGAATGGTATCGAGCTCGGCCGCGTCGTCCCCCGCTCGGTTCCGCTGCTCGAGGAAATGCGCCGCATCGTAAACGATGAAGGCACGATCGGCGGACAGGGACGCGCCAAGGACGATCGCGTGATGGGAGCGGCGCTCGCCTACCAGGGGTGGAACATGTGGGCGCAGCCCAAGCTAAAGGCCATGGGCATGACCATGAAGGCGGCGGCCGAGATCGACCAGCGCGGCGGAACCGAGCCGGTCGACCGACTGGTGGTCAACTACTTGAAGCGCATGAACATCGGAGTCCCCTCCACATGAAAAGCAATGAAGCAAGAGGACACCGCCCTGTCGGCAATAGAGTTACCGCCAGAGGAGTGCACGCTTTCGACACCGAGGCGCGCACGATCGAGCAAGCTGTGGACATCATAAGATGGCAACAAATCAAAAAGAGACAGGCAGATACTCTCAAGGGTAAAAAACGGTCATTGCGACAAGAATTTGCGCTGGCCAAATTCGTCGCCCTCAGTAAGAAAAATGCGGGAAAAATTTCCCTGGCCGGAGGCATGACCAGCACTATTAAACGACCCAATAGCCCTAAGCCGAAAACACCTCATCCATTTTTGGATTTACCGGACGATAAAAAACAACAGAAATGCCGGGAAATGTACGACAGCGGATGTTGGGGGATTGGGGTTCCCGCTTTTCGACGGTTGGCTAAAGTGTTCAAAGTCACTGTGGGGCAGGTATTGGAGTGGAACGCATGAACATAGGAGTACCCGCCGGATGATCTTGATATTTATCGCCGCCGCCATCGCCCTTATGGCCGCTATGATCGCTGCCGCGCTCTGGATCGCCTACATCGACGCACGCTACCTCTCATAAGTGGCTGGCATGGTGATCAACCTCCTTCTACTCGCGTTCACCCTGTTCCTGATCTGGCGGATTCGTGTTGCGTGGCATCCAAAATGATCACTGACGATACGGCGGCCATGTACTTCCTGTTTTCCTGCGCCGCGCTCGCCATACTGGCGCTGGTCATCGTGAGGCTGGAATGATTTGGATCATTATCGGAACCGTCTGCACCACGACGACCTGC